TCAGAACAACTGCCCCAGGGACGCCGGCTCCCAGTTCATTATAACCAGCTCACCACTCGCCTCTGCCGCTCCTCCTCGCGGGTTACCTACGCTGTAACGAATGTTCACCTCCTCAAAATGAAACCCCTTAAACACCTCCCTTATGTCCGGGTGGTCGTTAATGCTTACCATCACCTTTCCTTTGCACCGTCGCATGAACTCAGCCATCCGCTCGTAATTCTCAAACGGGAAATCCACTCCATAGCCGGCGGTCTCCCAATATGGCGGGTCCATGTAATGGAATGTGTGCGCACGGTCGTAACGCTCAGCGCAGTCGAGCCAAGGTAGATTTTCGACATAGGTGCCCGACAGCCGCTGCCATGCGGCTGATAGATTTTCTTCAATGCGGAGCAAGTTGATTGCTGGGGCAGTTGTAGCTGTACCGAAGCTCTGCCCGCTTACCTTTCCTGCAAAGGCATGGTGCTGCAGGTAGAAAAATCGTGCAGCACGCTGGATATCGGTCAGAGTTTCCGTGCGTGTCATCTTCTGCCACTCGAATATCTGGCGTGAACTCAAAGCCCATTTGAACTGCCGCACGAACTCTTCAAGATGGTTTTGGACTACGCGATAAAGAGTAACCAGGTCGCCGTTTATGTCGTTGAGAACCTCAACGGGCGCACCCTGCGGCCGGAGGAAATACAAGGCTGCCCCACCTGCGAACACTTCGACGTAGCACTCATGAGGCGGGAACAACGGTATCAGGCGATCGGCCAAACGCCGCTTACCGCCCATCCATGGAATGATTGGAGAAGACATAAAAAAACACACCCTAATACTGTATAAATAAACAGTATCAATGATACCTCTTTTCCACTGATGGCGATGCTCCTAAGTGCAAAGTTTCGGAGGCTGTAAAAATGGCTACAGGCCGCGACCTATAAGGTTTAAGGCTTAATAATCCCCCGCCAGCGCTTGTCGGAACTCATGCGGAAAGTTGACCAAACTCAAATTTGAAAACACGCCAAAATCTCTGTTTTTTATCTTTCACCTCAATGAAACCGGGCACTTGTTCGCAACCGCTTGCACGACCGCTCTGAGCACCGCCGTGCAACCGCGCTGCACTTCCCTTCAAAACTTTGCATTCTGTGCAATTGCCGATCGGCTACAGAGCCCCACGGTCCGCCTGGGCTGCAGGTTCGTTTGCACTACATCCGGATTTGCACAAAAAAAGGACACGAAGCCCGTCGGCGGGAGGGGGATAAGTGCTTTTTCCGAGGATTTTTTCTTCCCGTTGAGGTTTTTAGGACAGGTCGTCAGTAAAAATTTGAAAAAAGGTTGATGCGCCCTTACATACATCCCCCCTGGCGCCTTTGTCAGGGTTTGGATGGGAGTCATGCGGGATGAGTGATCACGAGGATTTTAAAGCCCAGATAGCCCACGCCAGAGCTGTTATGGAGCCGTGGGTGCGCGATCATTACCAACCAATGCAGCTGATATCCACGCAGGATAGTGAAACGGGCGATTGGATAGACGACGATGCTGAGATCGATCTTTATGCCGAGTTGCACGATGAATTCGGAGACCGGTTTGGTGAATGGCTGATCAATGAGGTCGCTGGCGAACTTGAGGCCGAGGAAGGTGACTGGGGACGGCCTGAGTGGGCTGGATAGCACGCAAGAAAAAGCCCGCATTGCGGGCTCGTTTACCAGGGAATTCGCTTACACCATGATGCCGTGCCGCTTGAGCAAAAAGGCACGGTAACGTGCCACATTCAACGCAACCTCCGAAGGCGTCAACTCGACGCTGTGATGAGCCCAGAGCGCGACATCGCAGGTACCTTTATAGAGAGTATTCCCCTCATACGCCGAACCAATCCGAAACGGTAAGGTTGAAGGACGTCGACCAAATTCGTTGGTTGCCCCAACCTTCACAGTCCCTTTAGTTTCATTCCGTACCGTTGTGAATTTTGCGCCAACTATGGTCACGATCAACGCGAAGTTAGCTCTGTCAATATCAGCGCCTGACACCAAAGTCGTCCCACCTGGCGTTAGCGTTGTGAGAGTGGCATCGGTGAATCGTGCCGAGTTTTGGCTGATGTTTCCCGATACGTTACCGTAGAGCATCGTTCCGAAGTTACTGCCGCTGCTATAGCTACCTTCGAAAACCGGGCAGTGATCCGCATCCACCAGAGAGTCTAAGGTACGCACAACACGAAAAGTCGTTTGCAGTACAGTATCCGGAACCTCTGTCTGGATAAAGTTGGTTAGTCCCTTGAGGGTCAAATAGTTTGGCGTCTCAATTGGAGCCCCCACGACGGACGCATCTGGTTTCCCCCACGCGTAGTTTCGTTGTGCCCTGGCTACTCCCCCACTCAGAAAATGAATTGCTTCAAGTCCCCGCGATACAGGCGGAAAGAACTTGTGCATACCACTATCAATCCCATTTGTGTTTTGAACAAAAAAAGCTGTGCCGCTCATAATTACTCCTACTTATATTAAGCCTGCTGCGACACATGCCACGTGTCCAGCCAGATATTGATAGTACTGACGTCGCGTGCTGCCCTGGGGGTGAAGCCAGTCGCTCAGCTCTGTCTGGATAGAACCCGTAACGGGATCGACCTTACCCGCGCCCAACATATAACCTGCTTCCTGAGAGTAGAAAGCCCAAGAACTTGCCACGCTGATGCCTGGATCACTTAGTTGCTTTCGTGCGTTCAGAATTGCACAAATCGACGGAATATAATGGCTTGTCCATAAAGCATCGGTATTACGAGCAGCGTCACCGGCATTACGAGCGGCACCTGGCATACATCTAATTATTTTCGCGCTTGGCCATGCAGCCCGAAACTGAGTATGAAACAGAATATCGTTTTCATAAATTGTATTGTAAATCGTTTGAGCAGTTTGACCTCGAATATCATTAGTCCCCAAAGCATTAATAATAATATCAGGAGCCTGCAACCCAAACCGCGATTGATAATCAGCCGGATCAAATATGTACCCATTCTTAACGAACTCCGGCCTGTCGGAGGAAGTTGCCACTCTAAGAAATGGATTCGAACCTAACATATTTGGTTTAGTACCTGCCAAATAAGCTGCTTCCGCACCCGCTGCGATTGGAGTGTGCGTGGTGTCTTTATAAGTATATTGATCACCCGACCAGGACTGGCGAGCCTCGCTCAGGAAACCAGAACGGTTCCAGCCGTCCGACTCTGCTTCTGAACTTGGATATGTGCCAATAAAACTCGGTGCATAGCCCCACTCAGTTAAAAACTGGTTGAGCAACATAGGGCCCTGGTGATTGCCGATGCTATCTGCAAAAAGAAGGATACGTGGAGCAGGCGCAGGCCCTACTGGCGGGTTTGGAGCGGACCGAACCGTGAGGTTCAGCACCGACCGGGTGGAGGCATCACCGCGGGCTGGGCGCGTATACAGCTTGGCTGCAGCGCCGAGTTCGGACGGCGTAAAGCGAATCGACTCAGACGACGACAGAATCACAGGGTGAATATCGGCGGCCAATGTCGCTCGGGTGTGATCGCTGTCATCGCGAACCTCCAGCAAGCCATCCACGTATAGGGTGAGAGGCACGCCATCAACCCCACAGATCTCCTGCGCTATGTAGGCAGTGCTGTTTGGCAGGGGGGTCTGTATATCCTTGCTGGGAGAGCTTAGATCGTTGAGCACGAACCCCATCTCGTCGATGCTCCAGAGTCCCTCGTAGGGGACACTGCACCAGCTCAGGCTGCCGAACGACGTCCGCTCTGGGGCAATCTCCCAGAGACCGAAGCCGTCGCGATCCTGAAAGCGAGTGCCTGGTAAGGTTTGCCGCGATACCTGCAGGCCGGGAAGAGAAAAACCGTTCTCTTCGATCGCTCCAAAAGCGAATCCGAACTCATCCAGGATGGCAACAATCACACTGCTGTCTTGTTGAGCGATCAGCTTCAAAACCGCCTGTACTGCTCCAGCACTGGGATAAGTCCCGACAAGCACAGGGTTGCCGTTGTCGTTGTGGTACAGGGTGAGATAATCACCGTCGCTGCTCTGCAGGCTGAAATATTTGTAAGCCGTGTTGGCAGTAGCTGCCAACCCCGCCTCAACGCTTGGCACGATGCCGGCTAGCAACTGCGCGGCATCGCGGGCAGTAGTAGCGTCCTGAACGGCAGCCTCAATGATGGCGAGGGTGTCAGCCACATCGTTGAACTGAACCGCAATACGATAATCGCGCTTCCCTCTCACAATGCGTAGGTCATAAAGGCCATTGGGCGCTGCAAACTGCACCAGGCCGTCCGAGTCAGCTGCAAAAGGACTTTGTAGTATTACGCCGTTGGCCTTAACAACACCGACTGCGAGAGTTTCGGTGCCACGTACATACACATAGCAATTGGCCCCGGGCAGCTTGTTGCCCTGGTCATCCTGGGCAAAGAAGTTCTTGAGTTCCAATTTAGGCTCCGGTGATGGGCTTGAGCTGCCCAGAAAGTTGTGTGCAGGTACCGGCGTGACCGGCGAAGCTCGCCGCGTTGGTGGGTACGGGGCTTGAGGCGTGTTGATGGCCTGCAATATCGGTATTCATCTGGATCACCAGGTCGATCACGTCGCACAGCACCTGCAGCACGTTCACGCTCTCGGAGCCAATCCAGTTGGTGGGTGCCACACTTTTACGGGCGCCCTTGATGCGCTCCAGCAGCGCGCCACCCACGGTCAGGTTGAGCTTTTGAGCCACTACTTGGTTCAGGTCTCTCCCCGTGGCCAGGTTCAGGTCATCCAGCGTGGCCAGACTCCCGGATCCGCCCGACAAGAGCTTGATTGCGCCCAGCGCCTCGATGGTCTTGGTGCCCCCGACTGATTCCGTCGAATGGTCGTCAACCTCCACCGTGCTGCTCTGATGGCGTTCAGCATTGGTCAGGGTCTCGATCTCCCGATCGATCGACTTGTCACGGATCCGGCCTTCGGTTTGACGCAGCCAGTTGCCGTCCGCATCGACACGTTGCTGGGCGCTCTCGCTGTGCTGCCACACCTGGTCACCTTTCGGCACCTTCGGCAGGCTCAGGCCGTGCGGCAGGATTGTCTGGATGTACGGCTTGTTTGGCAGGCCATAGGCAAAAGACACCACGACCTGGGTGCCCTCTTCGGGGAAGGCGAAAAAGCCCATCTCATCACCGCCCATCGGCATGGGCAGCGGAACACCAGCCAGCACCGGTAACGCCAGATCAGGCTCGCCATCCGATCCCAGCAGCTCGATGTCCACTGCAAAGCGCGGACGGAAGTCGTCGCAGATGCCGGCCCCGGTAGGCGCATCAGCCACACCAACGACCCGGGCAAAGCGTGGCAAGTGGTAGCCACCGGTGAGTTCGGGAAATTGCCGCTCTACACTACGGCGGATTGCGTGTTCCATCGGATCGCCATTTGGTTGCCGGAAAGCGTCACTTGGGTGATGCGCTCGCCTTGGTTGATGGATGCACCTGGTCGCAACCCGGGAAGGGCCGCGATCATCGCGCTCTGATTGTTTTGGTAGTCCTTGAACAGCTCGACAGGCAGCGGCAGCGGCGGTCGGGTTCCGAAAAAACTATCGGCCCAACTGCCCACAAACACTTCGCCATTGCCCTGCTGCTGCCAGATAAAGTCGATGATACCGAAAACCCGGGGCAAACTGTCCATGGCCTGGTAGCCGGCGGCCAGGTTGTAAAAGAACGGGGCTTTTACCTTGGCGTAGGCCTTGTCCGGAACACGAAAGCTCAGCCCGGTCTTCTGGTTGATTTCGGCCAGTACCGTGCTCAGATCCGCATGACGCAGGTTGAGCGGCAACGGGTTGGCCAGGATCGCGGCCAGCTCACGACAGAACAGCACCTGCTCGATCGCATTGGACGAGGTGCAGCGCTCGACGTAACCAATGAAGTGACGCTGCAGCAGGCTGTCGTTGTAACCGATGTCGAGCGTGACCAATCCCGTCACCGGCGCCGCAGCCTTAATCGTCAGTGTTGCGCGGCCAGGGGTTCGTAGTTCCAGGCGAACGTCATCGCTGACAAGCGGATACACCACACCGCCGATGGTCAGCACTTTGTGCAGATTCATGCTCACGACTTACCGCCCAAGTAGTTATCCAGCTTTTTCAGCGTGGCCTCGAACCCGGTCAACTCCTGACCCGCCTCACCGGCTCCGCCTGCAGCTGGTGCAGTTACGGATTGCCCCGGGGCGCCTTGCTGGGTCACGCCCTTACCGGCCCGGCGCGTCTCAACACGCTCAGGATTTGAGAGCTTTTCTGACAAAGTGAATTGAACAAGCCAGGCCCGAAGCGAGTCGTCTTCCCGGGCGCTGACGCCATCCGAAAACTGCACCTGGCGCACGCCAAACGCGGACGCGGTGTCGTTTACCACCCGATAGGTTTTGAGCTGGCCACCGGTGCCGGTCGCCTCGGCCAAGCGCATCAGGGTGCGCAAAAACGGGTCATTCACGAACGGGATCTGCAGCGTTATGGCCAGTGTCTTGGGCTTAAACCCTTTATGAGCTGAGTCGGTGTTGCTGGTCTGCCCGGACAGGTCTTCACTTTCGATTCTCAGATTGGCCGTGACCTTTAGGTTTTTCCCGCGCACCTGTTCGCCATCGAGCAATAAGGTCATAGGCCCACCAACTCACGAACAAAGCCCAATCCTTTCAGGGATCCAACCAGGAGCACTCCAGCGGAAAGCCCCCACTCATGACCAGGTGCATCGCCCTGCAGTAGTTGCCGGCGCAACTCGGCCGCATTGCCCGGGCCAATCAAACGCGCACGCATGCTGTCGTCAGCGGCGCCGCTGGCAAACATCGATTTGAGGTCGGCCAATTTTTGCGCCTGCGCCTGTGCCTGGCTGGCTTTGCGGGCAGCCATCTTGGCCAGGTCAGCCATGGGCGAACTATCGGCGTAGCTTTCCAATGCCGACAGCTGACTGTTCAGGGCTTGGGTGGCGGCCTTGGTCACGGTGCAACGCTCAAGCGGCAAAGCCCCCCAGCGCGGCAGTGTGCCGGCTGTAGGTAGTTCCCACTTTTCAGCGTCCAGGGCGAACAAGTTTTTCGCTCGGCGTTCGGCCCGCTGCAGGTCTGGCGTTGGCAGCACGGCATTGAATCGGGACAAGGTCGCGGCGAACTTGTCGTACCGCGTGCCCAGGAACATCACCACCAGGGCGTATTGCGAGCCAGCCGGTCGACTGTCGTCGCCGGTGTCTTCCAGTTTCTCGCCCAGCTGCTGCAGCAAGTTAGGCGCAGACAGATAACGCTGATAGCCGCGGCCCTGCCCCACACCACTTTGGAATGGCGTCACCACCAGGCAGGCCGGAACCTCGCCCAGGGCATCGTTCAACCCTGCGCGCCCGGCGGCGACGGCGGCTTCTGCAGCAGCACCAACCGGGCCGGGTGAGGTCGTGGCCAAGTCAGCCAGACCTTCAAGGCGTTGCCCGGTGCTGGCCAGCTCGCTGTTGGCCAAACCCTTGGCGGCATCGAGGTCGCTCAGCCACTGGGTAGACTGCTCCGGCCAGCGCAAGGTGATGGATGCCCAAGTCATACCGGCGCCGACTCCCACGACACAGCGTTGAGGGCGTCCAGATCGGCAGCTGCTCGTGCCGCAGCCAAGGCTTGCTTGAGGTCGTTTGCCTTGCGCAGGCGCTGCAGCTTGAACTCGGTGAATTCATTGCCCACCTGCAGCAGCTGGTCGCTGGTGTGTTCCTGAAAGTCTGTCGCCCCGGATTCATCGCGGCAGACGTAACCGCCACCGAGGCCGCGCAGAATCAAGCCGGTCAGGTTCAATTGGTCTTCGATTTGGGTTTCGTAGAAGAAACGATCTCCCAACGCCACAGACCAAAAACCACCGGTGATCTCCTGCAGGCAGGATTTATTGATTGCCGCCAGTTGCACCGTGTAACGCAACTCGAGCACGGTCGGAATATCATCGATCCAATGACCATTGCTCCAAATCTGGCCCGGCCCCGGCACTTCCAAGGTGTAACCAGCAGGAAGCGCACCGGCACGCTCGATCACTAGGGGAGCGCGGGTTGTGGTGTTGTAGGCCGTCAGTCCCTGATAAGAGTCAACCAATTGCCATTTGCGACCATCCCAAAGAGCTGCCTTTTTTTCCGGTACCGCCGGCGGGGCCACTTCAACGCAGCCACCTGGAATCAGCCAGACATCCGGTTCAAGCGGCGAACGATCGGCCACGGTTTTGCCGGTGTAGATGCCCAGGTGATCGGTTTGATAGACGATTTTCGTGTCCATGGGATGGCCTCAGTACTTGATGCAAGCGAGAAACGCGATGTTGGTGGGGCGCGTTTCGCTGCCACCGGTGGCGTTGACGGTGATTGCGTGCGAGTGGTCGCCCACGGCATTTATGGTGATGTTGTGCGCGTGCGCACCTGATTCAGTGGTGGTGGTTACAAGAAAAGGGGTATCGGTCCCGTTCAGTGGGTTTCGCGGCTCGCCCGGAGTGCCAAAGTCCGAACCATCCGGAGTGAGGTTGCCATGGTGGTTGTTGTGGGTGTGCACGCCCTGGGTATCGCTCGAAGCGCCGTGTGTATGGCTGCCGGCGCCGGCTGAGCTGCCGGTGTGGTTATGGCTACGTGTTTCATCAGTCTGATTGCTGCCCAACAGCCGGCCGGGATCGATGCCGCGACCGTCGTCCAGGACACGAACGAATTTGCCGCGTGGGTCAGGCAGGTTGAAGGTGCTGACACCATCGCCGGCGCCGTAGGTGGTACCGATCTTGGCGAACAACGCGGCATACACGGTTCGCGACACCGCCGCACCGTTGGCGCGGAACCAACCCGGCGGTGGCGTGGCCATGGCAAAGGTGCCGATGCGGCCAACCTCTGAGTCAGCGATGATCTTGCGCAGTGCGTTGAGCGCCTTGGTCGTCGCCAGAATATCGCTGCTGTCGGTACCCGGGTCGTCGCTTTTGGCGTTGGGCAGCTCGCCCAGGTCGACGTCGTCCTTGGTGGTGGCCCGGGCGCGCAGGTTCTCGTAATCGCCGTTGCGCAACGCGAATTGCTTGACCAGGGCACCGGTGATTGGCTCGCTGACACGCAGATCGGTGATCTCACCCGACACGTCAACGCGGGCCAGCTCCACCACGTAATGAGCTGTACCGTTGCTGTCGACGTAGTCCGATTTAGCCTCACCAAAGACCACTTTCCACCTGGCCACCGAGTCACTACCTTCGCGGGTCAGTGCAACGTCAAGCCAGGCTTTGACCGGTAACGCCGGCAACTGAGTCCGGACAGGTTCGGCCAGCTCGACGCGGATCCCCTCAACATAGGCAATTCCCGCCTTGAGCTGGTACAGACCGAAACTGCGTTCCATCTGCAGGCTGTCGGCCAGGAAGCAAACGCGCCCAAACACGTCGCGGTTGCTCATACGCTCGCGCAGATCGATCCCGTTCAAACGAACAGTGAAGTCGTGCTGCCACGTTCCGGCATCGACGGTGATGCCTGTCAGTGCCTGGGCGCCGCTGAACTCCACCAGGAAGTTGCGGGTGATGTTGTTGCCGATCTGCAACGGCGGGATGTTCATCCGCTTCTGCTGTACCGGAACGGTCGCAACGGCCAGTAGTACGCCCTCTGCAGCTTCGAGCCCAATCCAGTTAAAGTCCCAGTCACCCACGTCTGAGCCGATCATCAGGCTGTAAATCACCTGGTTCGGGCTCACATAGCCTTTGCGGTCGTACTCCTTTGTGAAGACGATCTGGGCTGCAGGCGGCTTGCCGGCGGCGCGATCAACCGGGGCGCTCGGGTCTATACCTGGAACAAGGGCCAGAACGAAGCGAGCAATATCAAGCTTCTCCCCAGCGCCCTGCTTTTGGGCAATAAGACTCTCGCCGGCAAGGGTAATGCTAGCTCCCATGGGTGCTCCTAAAAGGGTCATTCAAAAAGGTCAGCACGGCCAGCTCGTTGATCACCACCAAGCGGCTTGCGCTGTCGTCCAGCGTGGCAATCAGGGTTTGCTGGTCGTCGTTGAAGTCGGCCACGCCGATATTGAGTTTCACCGGGGTGATCGTGACGAAGTCGTACCGCCGGCAGGTGCGGCCGTATTGCTGCATCAGCACGCGTAGCAACACCGGGTTTTCGCTCAGCTGCGAGTCGGACAAGTGCAACAGCACCACGTCCCAGTCGAGACCTGGCAAGCGCTCCTGGATCTCCACGTAACCCACGCCCAGTCGCTCAAACACCCGCGCCATGCCGGCAGTACTTCCCGCGTCCACGGCGTTAATGAATGCGTACTTGACCCGAAGGCGGTACAGCTTTTCGGGCTCGCCATGGAAACGCTGAATGTCACGCTGCCAAGCCAACAGATCGAGCACGCTCAGGTGGCAGGTCTCGGCGTCCATTTGCAGCAACGGCCAGTGCAACCAGTTTTCGACCTTGTTCCACCACGATTGCGCGGCGGCTTTGAGCTTGGCCAGCTCCGGCCCGTCGAGCCAAAAAGGCAGGCTCAACTTAAGCATTTAGTACCACCTCAACCCCGGACAGGCGCGGGATGGTCAGTTCGGAAATGATGTCGGCGTTATCGAAGTGCAGCGAGTCGATGCCTGGAAACTGTTGGTGCAGCTCCTCACCCAAACGGCTGAAAGAAAAGCGCGCCTGCGGATGGGTCAGCGTCGGCTGATAGTCACTGGCCGTGCTCTCTCGAAATGCGGCACGGATGAACAATTCGATGTCAGATTTCAGCGCTGGCCAGCGTTCTTCGCCGACCTCAGCCTTGGGCCAGACCGCCAGTTTCACGGTGTGCAGCGTGGCGGGCATCTCCAACACCAGCAGGTCGTCACCGTGGCCATGGTTGCCCTGGTCACGGATATAGTTGTTGATCTCGGTCAGAAAGGTCGCCGCCGGCGAGTCCGCTTCGAACAGCACAAAGGCGTTTGCACTGCCGGGGCCCCGGGGCGCGTTGTGTTCGAAGTAAACGCCATCGGGCTGCACACCCGGAAACGCCGCGATCATGGCGCGATACACCGCGTCGGTGTGCCATTGGTTGACCGCTGAGAATTGGTTACGAACGCGTAAACGCAGCTCGTCGTCGGGTTCGGTGTCCGCACCTGGTTGGCTCAACCAGCCGTCCGCATTCACCACCTGGACCACCCCGGGCACGGGCTCGGGCAGAATCGAAAAGTAACCTGGTGCAAGATTAAATCCACTACCCGCTTGTTTTGCCCGGGCCAACACGCGGATCTGAGACTCGCCATCGACAAAACTGGCCGCTGCCACCGTCACCAGTTCGTACACGTTGCCGTTGATCGCGATCGATTGCACACGGGTACCGGCCGGAACTTCCAGAAGACCAGCAAGCGCGCTGCGGGTGAACAGCAACATTCCCTCTGCCTTGGTCGCAGGCTTGCGGGTGACGTTAACCGCCCAGGCCAACATATCCAGCCACGCATCCTTGGCTGTTTTCACGAAGAAGTTCGGCAACACAGTGCCGGCAATAAATTCGATCAGCCACATAACGGGCTTGGTCACCAACGCAGTAATCACCCGCCAGAACGGTGACCAGGCACTGGTGTTGCTCAACTTGCTGCCCTGGGCGACGACTTCCTGCTCCCAGGCCGCACGCAGCTTTGCCTCGGTGGTCGGAATACCGGCGTCACTCAACGCCTTTTTAAAATCTACGTCACTCACAACACTACCTCGACAGATCCAAATTCAACGGTTTTGGCGGTAACCAGGTACTTGCCCTTTTCCTCTTCAAGAATTCGGACGGTGCCCGGTACCAGGCGCACGTCAGCCTCAACCAACAGTTCAAGTTGTTGGATGCAGTCGGATTGACGGAAGCGATCGCGCTCGGCCACCAGGGTCACCAACAACCCGCTTTCGCGGATCATGTGGCCGATGTCCTGGGCGATGCTGGCTCGATCCTCAACCAGCAAGGGCTGGTTGGAGGGATCCAGGGTCAGGTCGTTGTTGGTGATCAGCAGATCGATATAGAGATTCATCCGCCCACCGCCATTGCGACCATGTTTTCCATCTCCAGCGGGCTCATAGGCTTGCTGGTATAGATGTTCACGTTCTCTACTGGGCTGCTCTTGCTCTGGTTGCTGTTGTTCTGGATGCTGGTCAACAGGCCACCAGGTGGCACAGCCGAGGCGCGTGTGGGGGACAGGCTCGGAATCGCCGCATTGATGCTCTGTTGGACTTTTTGAGAGCGCTCAGCCTGCTCACCGGCACCCATGGCCGCATTGGCCCCCGGGATCTCCGGCATGGCGCCGAGACTCGCTTCGATGTTCACGCCGGGGATCTTGTTCAACATCTCGATCAGGCCATTAATGGCGTTTTGGAAGATCGCGACGATGCCGTCCCAAGCGGCTTTGGCCATTCCTGCCCAGCCACCCATGGAACCGAACCAGTCAGACAGCACCTGGGCTTGGTCAGCAATCCACTTGAACGCCTCGGTGTTCATCAGCGCCGAGGTCCAGTCGTCCCAGTAGTAAATGGCAGCAGCCACAGCCGCGACCAGGGCCATTACGCCGACCACAATCCAGGTCACCGGGTTGGCCAAGAGCGCGGAGTTGACCAACCAGATAGCCCCCTGCCAGAGCAGCATGGCGCCCTTCACCAACCCCATCCATGCCACCATCAGGATCAGGCCAGCGACAAAGCCGGTGACCATCACCGCGTGGTACAGGAACATGGCAATGCTTCTCCAGCCAGTCCAGGTGAGTACCTTCCAAACAACGACCAGGGCCATCCAGACCATCTTGCTCATACCGACCAGGAACGTCAGTGCCGCCATCGCCGCCGTAAGTCCCAGGATCGTCAGCACCACAATGCCAATCACACGGGTGATGTTGGGGAACAACTGGGTCCAGCGTGTCAGCGTGCCGGCGATGCCGCTCAGGCGGTCCATCAAAGGCGCCAGGATCGGAATCAGTGCTTGACCAAACGCAATGCGCAGCGCTTCGACAGCAGCCGCAAACTGTTGCCACGGATCTACCATGGCCTTGGCCATGTTCGCGGCGTCCTCCAAGCCTCGGACTTTGCCCAGCTTATCCAGGCTGTTTCTGAACCGGTCGGTATCTTTGGCAAGAGCGGTGATGACCCGCGCACCTTCACCGCCGAATGCCTCGGTCAGCTTGGTGCCGGCAGCGGCGCTGTTCAGGTCGCCAAACTTGCCCTCGAGCTTTGCCAAGATGTCGGCCATCGGCATCAGCTGGCCGTTTTGGTCGTTGAATTTCATCCCCAGTTTTTCGGACGCTGCGCCGATGTTCTCGAAAAACGACTTATACAGACCGCCGGCGTCGCCACCCTCCATGGTGCTGCTCAACGTGCCGATCACCGCGAACTGCTCGGCTAGGTCAACACCCGCCGTATTGGCGATTTGGCCGACTTCCTTGAAGGCATCCTTGAGCTGTGCGCCGTCGGTACGGAACAACTGGGCCGCCAATGCCGTCTGGCCTCCCATTTTCTCGACCCACTCGCTTTTGCCCATGGCATCGGCTTGCGTCTTGAACAGGTTGTACATGGTGCCGACGTAGGCCCCCATGGTCTCGGCGTCGGATTTGGTAGCCTTGGCCAACAGGTTGCTGGTGTTGGTGAAGGTGGCCAGCTGTGACCCGGTCAGGCCTTTGATGGCGCCCTCGATGCTGTAGGCCGATGCAACAAAATCCCGGGCGTTTTCACCGTAGGCCACGGAGAACTCCAAAGCCTTCTGGTTCAGCGCGGTTAACGCGTCCTCGGCTACGCCCAGTGAACGGACTTCGCCCAGGGCGCGGTTCATCTCCAGCGCCGGTTCAAGGGATTGGCTGATCGCAACACCTGCGCCCACCATGCCCGCGAGTCCAAGGCCCATGGTCCTGATGTTGTTCTGACCTTGCTCGGCCAAGTCCGAAAAGCTGGTTTTCACCTTGCCCAACGGAGCAGTGACCTTGTCGGTCAGGCTCAAGATAAAGGCCAAGCGGGCGCTGCGATCTGCCATATGTCGTTACCCGTTCAGTGCGTGGGCGATGCCGTTGGACACTGCGATTTCCATGCGTTTCCAGTGTTCGTCTTCCAGCCACTTGGCCGTGCCCATGTTCTCGATCGAGGGCTCGGCTCCAGGCAGCCAGCGATTGGTCAGGGCCATTAGCTGGCCCAGACCGTCTTCGCTCAGGCGCTCAGCGTGCTGGAGTGCTTTTTTACGATGATTTCAACGTCCGGGGCGTACTCCTCGAGCAACGCACCCGCGAGTTGCATCGTCGTCACCGGGTTGGTCATCAGCGTGCGCAGATCGGCGCGCTGGTCTGCCTGCACGGTGTTGCTCAGCAGGTTGTGGGATGGGGCGACCTTGTTATTGGCGGTCATGGCGTTGAAGTACTTGGTCACGTCCTGCGGGGTCATGGAAAAGGTGAAGTCTTTTTCGCCGACGGTCAGGGTGATTTCGCGTTTATCAGTCATCGTGTTTGTCCATTCAGGGTTGAGGTAACGATTAGCGCAGGCAGATCCTGCGCACGTGGTCTTGCAGTCCCAGGATCATTTGCCGGCTGAGGGCGAGTTGATCTCTGAGGGTGAAATAATCCGATCGAGCGTCTGCTGTGAGTTCGGCGGTGCCTGCATCATCCACGCCGCCGGCGCCGGTCTGGCCGGGCTTTGGGGGGTTGCAGGCTGCTTTAACGCGCAGCCGCTTACTGCCATCGTCAACAGCACGGCGCAGGTCATTGATTTCAGAAAGTGCATGGTTAAGAGCCTTGGTTCGGGTGCGGTCGTTTTCGTCGCGATCGGCCAGCATTTCGCCACTGATACGGGCAGCCTCGCGCAGTCCGCTGACCTCAAACAGGGCGCGGTTGCGCTCATCAATGAGGTGGTTAAACAAAAACCAAGCGGCCAAAAACAGCAGCAACGAAAGCAGATTCGAGGGGAGTGCCGTCATAGTCCGACCTCACACAGTTCACGCTCAGCAGCGCGGCGGTTCACCAGCCCGGCCAGCTGTTTGCCGCTGGCATAAATCCAGCGGGACAACTGAGCGCAAGCGCCCTGGGCGTCACCAGCGTTCAAAAGGCGCAGCAGAGTCGAGCTGGAAAACTGGCGCTCGCCGACGTTGTAAACAAACGACCCAAGGGCAGCACGGCGGGTATCTGGCAGCGGCACACGCACCTCGCGATCCACTGCGGTCAGTGCGATACGCAATTCACGCTGCAACATCTGATCGCACTGCGCAGGTGTGGCCCGATCGCCCAGCTTCACGCCGAGGGTTACGCCTTCGCAGATGGTTGGAATGCCCACCGGGTCGAGGTAGGCCACCAGTGAGCGACCTTCAAACCAACTGACCACTGCACCGGTCATGCCCAGCACACCCGTTAACGCGCCGATGGCGATCTTGTTGCGCAGGTTCATAACTTGCGCTTCCAGTCGCGCAGCATCTGGCGGTACTTGGGTACCAACAGCAGAATCTGCAGAACCATGTAGACCGCGGTCAGCATGTAGGCGACCGCCGACCAGTCGACGGCACCTGTCGCACCGGTAGCGGCCACGCCAATTGCCGGTGAAGCCTTTACAAGCGCAATGGCGGTGTCCTGAGCAGCCTGATTCGTGCTCATCGGAGAACTCCTTTCTCAAAATTGGTCTGGCATGGCACGCAACGCAGGATCCCGCCCAGTGCCTGGCGTGCTGCAGGGATTGCGCCGTCACAGTCCAGGCATTCGCTACGGCTTGGCCCGATCGGGCGCGGCTTAGCCAGCTGGGCAGCGATCGAACGCTCACGCTCCAGCTCCTCGATCGCTTTCGCGTTATCGAGCCAGTCACCCATCAGCTCAGGCCCTCGATTTCTGCAGCAGCTAAGTACGGCACGCCGTTGATACGGATAAAGTCCGGGCTGGTGACGTCAAACGGCACCTTGTGCTTGGATTTCTCAGCGCCTTTCTGATCAACGCTGAGCAGGCTGGAGACCCGCAATTTGCAGGCGAAGGCCTCGACGCGCAGCTCTTCGTCGCCTGCCTTGGCGAAGAACACAACGTCAAAAGGAGGAAGTTCACGGAAGCTGCCCGCAGAGCGTGCCGCCTCGATCAGCAGGTTGAAGTTGCCGGTGTCGAATTCCATTTCACCGCTGGCCGAGACGTCACCGTCGACGTGCCCGTTAGGCACGCCCCGGCTCTGTGCCACGGCGGTGTTGTCCGTGACGTCGAGGGTGCAGTTTTCAACGTGAACGAGCAGATCACCCAGGTTCACGTCGAAGTTCTTACCGCCAATACGTGACATAGGGGGTTACTCCGAATCGTCGGTGGAAAGGTCGAGGGCGATGTTGGCCGTCAGGTCTTTCGGGCAGTTGAGCGGTCGGATCTTGATGTACATCTCGACCTTGGTTTTGCTGAGCCACACCAGGACGATGTCGCCGTCCTTGGGCGCCTCGATCTCGCCCGGGAACACCTGGCCGGCGAACGTGGCGGACTTGGCCATCTGGCGCAGCGGCTTCATAAACGCACTGATTGCAGCGGCCATGCTGTTGGGGGTGTTGTTGAGCCGGCGATCACCGACGCGGCGAATCAGCAACGGGCGCACTTGCCGTGCGGCCTTGTCAGCTAGGCGCAAGTACTCGACCACCTGGAAGTCACTCGCCGGCGCATCGAGCATGTTCCCGTCGCCCCAGAATACGCCCGGGTAATCCGGGTAGGTCTGCGACACGGAGAAACGTGCCTTGTCCAGCTCGGCACGGATCGCCGATGGCAGCGGCACTTTGTCGAGGTCGACAGGTACTGGACCCAGACCTAACAGAGCGCCGGACGCCACACGCATGGGGCTGTCAGCAATGCTCACAGCAGCGTTGGCCAAGCGGCCGGCCAGAACGCCCTGGTCATTGCCGTGCAGTTGGGGCACGACGAGGACACGCGGCGCGGCAAGGCCCGTGGTAATCGCCCGCTGCTCGATCAGGTATTGATCCCAGGTCTGCAGCGGAGTGATGCCGGCACTGGCCGCCATCACGAAAGCCCGACGGCCATAGACGTTGTTCAGTTCGATTGCCGCGTCGTGCATGGCCGATAGCTGGGCTGCAGCCGTGACCGGCTTGGTGATCACTACCGCCTCGACCGAAAACCCCTGCTGCTGAGCATTTTCCAGCGCTTCGGACCAATCACCATCTGCCGCGATCGGCGCCGCCAAGCAGGCCCAGCGATCGCCACCGTTCAATTTGGCGGCAGTAATTTGGGTTTTCAGATCACTGGCGGGAAGGCCCAGGGCGCTGTCCAAATCGCTGTCGGTGTTCAAAGGGATCAGCGTGCCGACGCTCTTTGCGCCGGTGCCGATGAAAAGGAAATAGCGTTCGATCTCAGTCACGGCACCCTGGCCCAGATTGAGATTGTTAACGCTGACTTTGCCGAGTGCCATGCAGTGCCTCGCTAGCGGGGTGAATTAAGGATTTGTTGAAGTACCTGGTTAACCAGGTCATTGGTTTCGTTACCGCTGCTCACACCGAGGAACTGGCGTTTTGGCAAGGTGATGTCCCAGCTTTGCGCGCCCGACGACTCGGTTCGTTCATCGTTCAAAATTCGGATCAGCAGACCCGCCTTGGCGTAGTTCACATGCTCTTGAATCCACGCTACCGAGGGCCGGGTCAGTGCTTTTTTGCCCTTCTGCCGGGTGCGAAACCCCAGACGCCGCAAGCGCTTGGCTTGTTTTTCCGTGCAGGCAATACCAGGCGGGACTTTGTTCCAGCGGCGCATTTGCGCAGCGGTACGCCGCTCGCTGACACCGTTGTGCTGCTGTGAAGCGACCCAACGAGTCAGTGCGTTTTTCCAGCCCAACTCGGCCTCATCAGAACTGACACGGGTGACCTGCAGCAGCTTGGCCAAGCCCGCTTCCATTTTCTTTTTGCCTTTGGCCGAGCCCTTGCGTGCCTCGAACGGCGAGCCGTCCAAGTTCTGCTGCGCACGTACGCGCTTACGGCTCATCGAGCGCACACGCTTGGTGACGTTGTTCAGCAGCCGGCGGCGTAGCTGGGGCGGCAGCTCGAGCAGGGCCAACTGGGCGTCGACGCTGAGTGCTCCCCTGACATCGAGGTTGAGCGGATTAGCGGCCATTGCTGCCCACCTCGCCGTGCTCGGCAATCCAAAGGTCGAACGGGACAAACGCCCAGGTCTTATCGAAGGCCACGATCTCGCCGGCGGGATCCTCGGCCAGGTACTGCGGTTCGTTGAATTCCAGGGTGATGTCTACGTCTGCCAGGTCGTTGTCGAGCATGCTGATGTCGAACTTTGGCGCCGGCAGTTCGTCGCGGTCGCGGCTCGGGTCATTGGTTTCAAGCCAGCTTCCCACCAACGCCATGAGACGCCCCGGGTGATCCGCAAAACTCTCGAGGACAATCGTCGCGCTGTAACGCATATCGCCCATGTGCAGGCCGCCAACGTCGGGTTTCCAGATCAGCTCCAGGTTCACCTGGTTGGTCCAGCTGTCGAGCAGTTCGGGCAGCACCAAGCGGTGCTCGATCAGGAACGTGGTGAGGGCTTTGAGTTTGATCACAGCAGCGCCGCCGTAATGCGCCCACGACCCTGCAGCGATCGAACGGCTTGCTGACTGAAAGCGAGAAAGGTCTCGGAGCGCTCGGGCAATTCCTTGCCGGTGTTCTCGGCGCTTTCGCGACGGGTTACGGTGGCGAACTGGGACAACAAACTGGCCTTGGCGCGGCAATACACGGCGCGCTTGTACGTCGCTACGTGAAATGTGCGCTCCGGCAGCACCATAGGGTCAGCAGATTCCACGCTGGTGACGCCAGCGACCTGCCATCTGGCTTTGAGTTTGGACAGGTCGAGGTTCACCTCGCACATAGCCGTATTCAAATCAGCGCCCAGCAGCTCGACCAGGTATTCCGCCGGCAGGCGGTAACCCTTCTGGAACTCAACCACGGAGAGGTCCGGCCAGAAGCCATCGTTCTCAATCGCCTGATCCACAAAGGTGGTGGGTTTCCCGGAAAAGCTCATCGCTGGCCGCTCGAATAGGGGCGGGAAAACTGTTTCAGTGGGTCAGGCCATAAATGGTTGGCTCACATCCACAGTTTCTCGCCGGGGGGGGTAGTCGGTTATTCCGTGGCCGGTTTGGCCGCTTGTTTTTCCAGTGCCTTACGGCACTTCACGATGCGAGTGTCATTGCCGGCTTTCGGGTAAAGCTCAGTGGAGCGCTCAAGGTGTTTGAGCGCGGTTTGCCACTCCTCGGCCTCCATGGCGCGAATGCCGATCAACTTGTGGTACTTGCTCGGGATCTGTTCCGTCAGCTCCCATTCGCCATCCACAAGGGGCAGCATGTTGGACAAGTAAGGCTCAGGACTGCGCCGGGCGTTGTATTCGTCAAAGGCCCAATCAATCACCGCGTCAGCCACAAAAGTCGGAATGTCGCGTTTGAAGCGCTCAGGCATCACCTGCCCCTGCTCGATTGCAAAGTCAGCCAGCTCCAGTCCGTCTTCAAACTCAGCCGTGTCGAACAGCCAGACCATGACCTGTACCAGGATGCGGTTCTGGAAGTTCAGGCCCGACTCGCAATAACGCTGCACATAGTCCTGGTACTTGGGCAGAAGCTCGTCACGCTTGAGCAACTGGCGCCCCGCCATGCCCTTGATCGCACTCAGGCGTTCAAGGTCTTGATCCAAAGCTGCTTCCTGCAGCATCAGGTGCTTGCGGGCATTGGCTGGGCTGCTCAGGGCATCGGCAGGCGAATACGCCGCCGGTGCGCCTGCTGCAGTCGCTACCGCAGCGCTGCCCAGTGCCAGGATGCGGCGCTTGTGCGCCAGTGCCAGACTCACGCTACGAGTTCCACGTTTTCGGTCAGTGCGATCTTTTCCAACTGCTCGATCACATAACCTTCGTTACGGCTGTTGTAGTCCTCGACGCGGGAGCGTTTCGGGTTTTCGACCGTCTGCTTACGCCAGCTGGATTCCTGGAAGTAAATCGACAGGTTGTCCCAGCTAGTGACCAGCACGGCGTTGACCGGGAAGTTCGGCACGCTGAATGCTGGGAGACCACCATAGGTCGCGATGACCTGAGCGTTCTCAATGCGCTCTTTCTCGGTCGGGGTGTCGCCCTGCTTGGTGTACAGCTTGGCCTTGTCAGCGGCCAGCAGGTCGGTACCGATGATCGCGACCAGGTCGCCGTCATCGCGCAGAATCTCGTCGACCATCTGCTTGGTGTCATGCACCAGAGCATCCAGATTGGCGTAATCACCGTCCGCACCCAAGGTGACCTTGCCAGAGACCGCACCTTCCTTGAGCACCTGCTGTGGCGCCTGTTCACGCAGTTGCTGCAGCCAACCTTTGTTCACGTCCTGCAGCTTTGGGTTGGCTGCCAGATCAGTCTGGATTGCCGCGCGTGTACCGTGAAAACCAATAACGATGCGGTCTTGTGCAATACGCTTTTGCACTGCAGCGGAATAGCGATCTTTGAAATCCGGAAACTTCGCCCAGGCGTCAATCTTGGCGTAAGGAAGGCCCACGTCAGACTGGGTATCAGCCAGTTCATAGAGCGAGTTTTCCAGTGCCGAAGCGTCCTTTGCTTCGCGATCAGTTGTCTTGGTATTGGTACGGCCAGTGACCGGGCCATTGATACCAATGAAGACCTTTTCCCCCTTGATCTCAGTGACCGGGACGACGTTGATGCGCTCCAGGAAGTCAGCCTTTGCGGTGATCGCGTCGTTCAGTTCCTGAGCGACCGACGGCTCAACGCTGAACTGCTTGCTGGCATTTTCAACGCCATAAGTTTCGGCAATCGCTTTCTGCAGCTCGGCGTATTGCTTGGCGCCCTTGGCGCTAAGTGGCTGAGCCATGTCAGTACACCCGCTTTCTGGCGGCTACCGCTGGGCCAGCTACTTTTGGCACCTGGCGACCGGCAGGGGTGTTCTGCAGCGCGTTGAACTGTTTTTCCAGCTTCGACAGTGCGGCCAATACAGCCTTGTTTCCACCGGCATTGCGACGGAACTCACGCTCTTCCTCAGCAGTTGTGACGATGTCATCTACTGCCGCGCTCACGTCGTCGATCGGGGCCTGGTCAGGGGCTGGTGCTTCTTCAACAGCAGGGTCAATAACTGCCTTAATACCGGCAGCGACGATCAGCAGCTGCTCCAGTAGGGCTGCTAGAGCCGTGGCGGTAGCTTCATCCATTGGGGTTTTGCTCTCGGTGGGGGGTGATGGTGTCGTGTCGGTAGGAGGCTCAACAGCAAAGCGACTGAACATCCGGGTCAGCAGGCGAGTTAGCTTGCCGATTTCACTCGTCGACTCTTGTTCTTTAAGTTCCAGCTGCCCCAAGGGCACAAAGGCCGAAAAATGCGCGGGCTGGCCAGTCTTGCGGGAAAAGTAGAGTTCCTGGGTGCCGAGGCTGGCCGGCGAATCGGTCACGGCCAAGCCAGTCAGATATGCCTTCCCGGTGTTGGCAAAGTCAGGAGTAATCTCGATGCTGGTGAACAGTTTTTCACCTTGATCATTGAGATAAAGCAGTCGCTGGTTCGGTTTCAACTGTGCTTCAAGTGCCACTTGCCCTGGTTGAAAACCGTCCTCATCTTCAACCAGGCGCACGGCAAACACGGTGCCGTGAGAGCCTGGATAGCGTTCGTGCTCGCTCCAGATAGAAGCGGTATAGGTAGTGGTGCTGTAGGTCTCAGCGATGTCGCGCAGTTCCTGGGGAAGGATTACGCGACCATCAACGGTCGGGCCGCTGGTGGCGACACGTTTCCAGAACGAAACAAGGGAACGGGGCATGGGCGATAACTGCGCTCAATCGGTGATTTGAGCCGCCACGATAGAGAGCCAATACGCCCCAAACAATCGGTAAAATTCCGCATAATTCCTATTTTCACGTTTTAGGAAGAACGCAGAATTTAACACCGCGTTTACTGCTTTTTCGGCGCTTAGACTGCGGCCCATGTACTACTCGACCGAAGTAAAAGAAGCCGCCAAACGTCTGTTTCTACGCCGCTGTAAGGCGAAGGAAATTCAGGCGCAGCTCAACCTGCCCAACATTCGGATCGTCTATTACTGGATTCGCCACTACGGTTGGGAGGACATGTTCTCGGATGAGGAACCGCTGACCGCGGTTGGCCGGCGGATCACCCTGCTCCTGGACAAAGCCACAACCCTGAGCAAGGACGAACTGAACGAGCTGGATCGTCTGACGACAGTCCGTGAACGGCTTCTGAAACAAGCGGCCAAACCATCATTACCCCCAACTGCTGACGATTCAGTCGAACCCCAGGAGCGCCGCCAGGGCTCACGTGGCGAGCGATCCGGACGAAGGGACAGTGGCGATAAGAAGCGGGAGAAGAAGGCCAAAAACGATGTCAGCGGCCTGACAGAAGTGGACTTCCTGGATAAGTTCATCTCAAAGATGTACCGCTACCAGCAGGAACTGTTCGCAGCAAAGCAAAATCCGCTGACCTGCAGGATCCGCAACATCCTCAAAAGCCGCCAGGTGGGCCTAACCTACTATTTCGCCGGCGAAGCATTCATGGATGCGGTGCTGACCGGCGACAACCAGGTGTTCCTGTCGGCCAGCCGATCGCAGTCGGAAATTTTCCGCAGCTACATCATCCAGTTTGCCCAGAAGTGGTTTGGCATCGAGCTGACAGGTAACCCCATCACGCTCAGCAACGGCGCCGAGCTGCGCTTTCTCAGCACCAACAGCAGCACCGCCCAGGGCTACCATGGCCACGTCTACGTGGACGAGTACTTCTGGATCCGCGATTTCGAAAAACTCAGCACCGTGGCCAGCGCCATGGGCACCCACAAGAAGTGGCGTAAAACCTACTTTTCAACCCCAAGTGCGGTGTCACACCAGGCCTATCCATTCTGGTCTGGAGAAGAGTTCCGCAACAGCAAGCGCGGCAAAAAGGCCGGCGGTACCTGGCCAATTGAAACGGCGTACACCCAGGGCGCGCTCTGTCCGGATGGCCAATGGCGTAAGACCATCACCATCCAGGACGCCATCGACGGCGGCTGTGATCTGTTCGACCTCGAGCAGCTGCAGCTGGAGTACGACGAGGACAAGTTTCAGCAGTTGTTCTATTGCAAGTTCATCGACAGCTCACAGAGCGCGTTCGGCCTGAAAGACCTGGAGCGCTGCTACTCCGACCTGACGTTGTGGGAGGACTACAAACCCGACGACGAACGTCCCTTTGGCAACAGCCCCGTCTGGATCGGCTACGACCCAAGTCGCACGCGCGACGACGCCACTTGCGTGGTCATTGCTCCACCGCTGGAGCCCGGGGCGAAATTCCGCATCCTGGAGAAGCACAGTTGGCGGGGGCAGTCGTTCAAGTACCAGGCCGAGCAGGTCAAGAAGCTCACCGAGCGCTTCAACGTGCAGCACATTGGCATCGATACCACCGGTATCGGTTACGGCGTGTTCGACCTGGTGCGCGACTTCTACCCACGGACAACGCCGATTCACTACAGCCTCGAAACGAAAAATATGCTGGTTCTCAAGGCCCAGGACACGATCCAAGGCAGCCGCATCGAGTGGGATGCCGGCTGGACAGATATCGCCCAGGCGTTCCTGACCATCAAGCGCGGCACTACTGGCAGCGGTCAGATCACTTACAGCGCTTCGCGCACCGAGGCCACCGGCCACGCCGACATTGCCTGGTCAATCATGCACGCCCTGGCCAACGAACCCTTGAACACGAACAAGCGGCGCCGAAGCCGCTACCTCACGAGCGGAACCCATGTCGAAGCGAAACAAACAGCGCCAGCTCAATCAGCAGCCCCGAGAGCAACAGCCAATGCGGGCATTCACCTTCGGGGAACCGGAACAGGTGCTCAGTGGCAACATAGGCGAGTACGTGGGGGTGTTTCCCAGCGACGACGGCGAGATCTACAAGCCTCCAGTCTCTCGAACAGGCTTGGCGAAACTATTGCGCGCCAACGCGCACCACGGCGCCATTCCAAAGTTCAAACGCAACCTGCTGCTGCGGGAGTTCATCCCTTCGGATGGTTGCAGTGCTCAGACCATGGGACGTGCAGGCCTGGACTACATGGTGTTTGGCGAAGCGTACTTCTGCCGGCACACCAACGCTTTCGGTCATACCCTGGAGCTGGAGCACCTTCCCGCAATCAATATGCGGGTCAAGGTAGACGGCGGTTTCAGAATGCTGTTGCCGGACAACAAGTTTATGGACTTCGATCAGGGTGAGATCGAGCACGTCATGGATTACGACGTGGAACAGAACATCTATGGCATTCCGGACTACTTGGGCGGCCTGCAGGCGCTTCTACTCAACGAGGCTGCCACCCTCTTCCGCCGGCGCTACTACAGCAACGGAGCGCACGCGGGTTACATCTTCTACACCAACGACCCCGACCTGACCGAAGAGGACGAGGACAACCTGCGGGCCCAGATCAGTTCCAGCAAAGGTGTGGGTAACTTCCGATCGATGTTCGTCAACATCCCCAACGGCAAGGAAAATGCCATTCAGATCATTCCAGTGGGTGATTTTCAAGCCAAAGACGAGCTGGAGAAGGTGAAAAACATCACGCGCAACGACGTGATCGCTGCCTGGCGTATGAACCCCGCACTGGCAGGCATCATCCCGGAAAACAGCGCTGGTTTTGGAGACATCGAAAAGATCGATCGCGTGTACACCAGCAATGAAATTCGACCGATCTGTCAGCTGTTTGATCAAGCCAATGAGACGCTACGCGCAGACAGGCGTTTTAGCTGGAAATTGCCTGAAGAAGACGCAAAAACCACTGCATGAATACACAGTATCCAGTGATAAACACTAAGGACAGAGGCATAATAGTGGCCATCAAACCCTGGGGAGGGAAACATGCGAATTTATTGTGCTGCCTGCGACCACAAAGGTCGGATCAGTTCACGGGAGGAAATTACCCGTGGCTACGTGAAGCTGTATTGCCAGTGCCTGGACGCTCGATGCGGGCATACTTGGGTATCCGAACTGACTTTCAAACACTCGTTGCAGGCACCGGCGCAGCACATCGACACACTCCTGGTCGAACGCATCAGAAACTTGTCGGCGGCACAGCAGCAGGAACTGTTCCAGCAAGTCAGCTCCCCGCAATTGGACTAATAGCTCGACCTAGCTCGCAACCCCTTCAACTCCTCCAAGTCCTATCTCTCAAGTGCCCACCTCGGGCACTTCTCATCATCAGTATCGAATCTTGCATCGGAATGCCTGCACAGCAGGCATACAAGCCGCCGGCACAATCTAAGTTGATACACACAATCTCAGCGCGGCGGAACCCGCGCAGCGGCCGTTTGCCCGACAAATTCGCACCCAAAAATCTTTGTAGCACCGCCCGATCCAGCCCGCGACCGCTGCCAGTGAAATTTGCAACTCGCCTCGGCGCGCCCAATTACCGCTTTGTCCACGCAGGATCCCCGGCACGGAGTGCAGGGTATCCGGCATGGGTGCAGGGCACTGCCCTGCCGCTGGGCGGGCGCGCAGCCCGCGACGTGAACTCGCGCCGCGCCTTGGCGCGAAGTGCGCGAGGCATCATCTGGTACCCAACACGCTGACCCTGTGGACACCTCGAAAACCTCTTTTTATTACCCTTTGGGGATGCTGAGTGGGGTTTAAAATTCCATTTAATTCAAAGACCTTATGGATCCCCGGGCCGTACGCCGGCGCCACCGGGAAATGACGCCAGGAAGCGAGGCAGAACGAGGTCAGCGGCGCGCATAACGATGAGTGGCAGCAGAGTTCAGGTGGTGAGGAGAGCTTTTTTCAACTGCCAGACGTAGCCTGGCCTCGCAGGGGATGCGATTACTTCTGGGGGGTGTCTTTCTTGACCTGGACATTGCGCAGTAGCCGCGCCATGGATTCGCCCAGTCCGCCTGGGCTCTTATCAGGCTCAAGGGCTGGTTTTGCGCCCCTGCCCGAGCCGCGAGCCAGGGTTGGCGTTTCCGACTGGCTATGAGCCTGAGCCGCCTTGCGCGCCTCGCTTTTTTCCCAGTTGCTTCGGGACTTCTGCCTCTGGAGTTCCTCTAAGGATGCCTTTTCTTGACGTGCAGCACGAAGCTCACCAACTTGGCGAAGCTCCCTCTCCCTGCGCTTGATCGCAGCCTTCTTAGCGCGATACCACAGGTAACGTACACCAAGGTCGGCAAAGAACTTTTCAGTGAAGCGCACCAGTACCCGGGTTCGCACCAGGTTAAGTCCAGCCTCATCCTTTTCATCCAACCGCACTTTTTCGATGCGCCGGTAGACGTATCCGGCCAAGTCCAAGCTGTGCATGAGCCGGTTAAGAGACGCCGGGGACATATCGCAGTCTTCAGCGACACCGCATTGAGTGTTGAGGAAGTACTGCCCTCGTTCGATATCCAGCCATCCCAACACGCCAGTGGCCAGATCCAAGCGCAACAACAGTTGCTCGGATGCTTTGGCAAGGGCATCGAACTTCTCGGAGCGGGTACGGCGACCGCCGTGGATTGTGTCCAAGTCACGCAGATACTGCCCACGCAGATCACCGATCCGGCTTAGTCGCGAGAAAGCCATGCGCAGGAGTGGGTTTTTCAACTGTTGACCAGTCAGTCGGCGCGGCGCTGAGTACCGCGGCGCTCGGATTGGCGCACGAAGGGCTGCATGGGGATCTTTCTTATCGCGATGGACTGCAGGAGGCCTGCCCTTCTTGTGGCTTTCCGTGCGGCCGCTTGCCGTTCGCGATTTAATATCCTGACCCAGGGCATTCACAGAGACGAATTCACCTGGTGAAGTAATACGTCCTCAGCACGCGAACGCAGTTCGCTGCAGCGGGCTTCGACCGAACGCAAGCGATCTACAAACTCAGGCAGCTTGTCCAGGTCTTCGATATCGATTCGACCATCAGCCAGGATTTCGCTACCCAAGACAACTGTATTGCCCAAACGCGCAACCAATGCGCCGAAGACCCCAACAGGGTTGGCATCGCCGATCAGCGCACGCGCACCACTCAGCCCATGGCGGCTGGCCAATTCGTTTAGGCAGCTCTCCTGAAAGTCACCTTCCAGAGCATCAACCCAAGCCTCTTCAAGCCAACTTGGCAGGTCAACTTCACCACTGAGCCAACGGCCAACACGACGCAGCCAGGTCCCTGATGCTCTAAGGAAGGCCACGGTGTCGCTGCCCTTCGCCAGCTCTTTGAAATCAGGCACATCCTTGCAGATGGCCTTGCCAGGGATCAGACGATGCAAATGGCTGCTTAGCGCTTGGGCGAAGTCGTCCTGGCTGAATCCCGTGCGCGCAATCATCTCGGCGGCATGAGCCACCAGTACTTGATCGCGGGAGACGGACTGTTGTCCTGAGTTGGACATAGTCATACGGAGCTACTGCTTATAGCCTCAGTAACGTCTTGGCCTTGCGCCTTGGATGGAAATGGTCGGCTTTCTTTTCCGATACATGAGCCGTCATCATTAACCAGAACCATGATGTTTCGACGCGTGCGGATAGCCTTTGCAATTGATGCAGGTTTGACACCAAGCGCCCGCGCTACTTTTGCCTGCCCTAACCTGGACACCAAGTCATCCAAGGGAACGTTTTCCATGCCACACACCTCAACGTGATGAATGGCAGGATATTAACCGCAGACATACTATTTATCAATGCCGCTAGCTAATCTTTGATATTAGCTAGCGGCTTATACTTTTATGATGACCAAAAAAAAACCACTCCCCCAGGCACTATTGGCTGAATGCAAAGCAGCACACGATCTTTATCTCTCGAAAAAGAACGCGCTTAAGCTCAACCAAAGAAAAATTGCTGACGCCGCTGGCATTACACCAGTTTCGGTCAATCACTATTTGAAGGGCATAAACCCCTTGAATGCTCGTTTTGCCGCAATTCTGGCAAAACTGCTTAAAGAACCAATTGAAAGCTTCAGCCCACGCCTCGCTGCCGAAATTGCAGACATGGCCAACGTCAGTCCCATGCTGCAGCCGCATCGAGAAGCCAGGGAATACCCACTAATCAGTTGGGTCGCTGCGGGTGAAAGACTCGAATCCTCAAACTGCTATCCAACTGGCATTGCAGACGAATGGTTGAGCTCCACCGAAAATGCAGGACCGCATGGCTTTTGGCTGAGAGTTAAAGGCAGGTCGATGACTTCGGACACACCACCAAGCTTTCCGGAGGGCACTCCGATCCTGATCCGCCCCGAGGGCTTTGATCTCATCAGCGGCAAGTTTTACATTGCTCAGCACACCGTTAGTGGTGAGCACACGTTCAAACAATACGTTCAGGATGCTGGTGTCGGCTATTTGGTCCCTCTAAACCCCGATTATCAGACCGTTCAACTAGATGGGACTTGGGAAATCACCGGCCGGGCGATTGACGCCAAGATCACCGGTATGTAATTCACTTCCCCACAAGGGACGTGAATAATGTTGGCGCCGCGCCACCGGAGCGCGGCGTATAGATCAGGGGTTAGGCTTTGGCGGGCTTGAGCTGGCCGGAGAGAAATATCTCACGACTTGGCATTAAACACGATTGAGCTTCGGTGCTTTCCGCTTGGCTAAGCCTGGAGGTGCGCTATGCACTACGATATGGCCCTGGCCAATCTTGAAGTTCTTAATCACAGCAATACACACGTTCCACGCCTCCCGAGCCACAGCATCTCCGGACTCGACGACATTCCCCTGATCGTCGATGATTGCCAATCGCGCAGGGCGACCGTCGGTTGTAGTGAACTGGTAACCGCTAGTGACATTGGCGCTGATAAAGCCATGTTCCAGGGTGCCTGTCTTGGGAATACCGATCATGGCCGTGCCCCTTGCTCTGCGGTGGTATCTGCATACATGTTTACGATTAGTGCGATTGTATTGGCGTGCAACTCTCGATTGCTCTGCGCAAGATTTATCGCACCCCAGTTTTCGGAATCGATAGCGATATCGAGGTCAGTATTTGCACTTCTATAGCCGGCAATACTTCGATCGAATAATCGCTTAGTGTCTGCTTCCGAAATGGTGATGGTCATAGTCATGGTCGCCCCTCAAGCCGCACAGCGGTAGTTGGCAATCAGTTCTTGCACGCAACCAGAGAGCAGTTCGTATGCCAGCACCCGATCATTGGGCAAGAGCAGCGGCAAAGTCAGTCCTACACTGTCCAACTCGAAGCGAAAGACTGTGCGAGTAGGATCGCTACAGCTGGTATGCAGTACGAGCCCAAGTTGTTCGATCCCCTCAGCAGGAAGGTAATAGGTCCCTTTCAGCTGCTGCACCGCATCACGCAGTACTGACTCCACATCACTCACCAGCAAGTGCTCACCCACCTCCTGCACGTTGCCTGGGGAAATATCGTTGGCTAGCTCTTCCAGGAAAATAGCAACCCTTTCTGCAGTATCTTGGCATTGGGTGAGAGTGATGCTATTGACGCTATTGCCGAACTCAACTCGCACTGAAACGGCACCGGCGCACTGCTCGATAACCACATAAGCCATGCCGCAAATCATTCCGTTTCCGGCGTGAAGCGAGTGAATAAAGGTACCGGTTTGGGTTACCTGCCCAGCCAGCTGAGACCGGGCATCAGGGGAAAGGATGAGGGTGTACATGTGGTGAGCCTCCATTGCGATCAGGGCCGCGAAATGCGCTCACCTGAACTGATGGAGATACGTTAGCCGCAGGCTACGGAACAGTCAATGCCAGCGGGTTGTAAATCTGCAATTTAATTAACCGCTGACATATCAGCCGGGGTGCTGATTCGTCCATTTCAAGAACACGGATTCCTCATCCAGACGAGTCACCCGCACGCTTTCCTCTGCGTCCAGGTTATCGATCAATTTATCCCAATCACCCTTCTGCTCATCGGGCCGCCGGACTATTACCGTCCGCCGACTAACCTGCGCAGCCGAACTATTAATCTGTCGATGAACTCGTCGGTTCAGCTCTTCGTATTGCGTGGACGAGTGAAAAAGGGAAATTGGATGGCCAAACATAAAAGCTCCAAGCTTGTACTGTATGGATGTACAGTACCACAAAGCCCTTTTAAACCCAATCCTCGCTTGATACCCAATTGCCACTACGACGATCAATCTGAATCAGCCGGTGCTGTCCTGTGCGCGAAAGCAACTGCACATCAATGAATTGGCCTTTTCGATCGTCTGGGTCCACCCCCCTCATGTAGATGACAATGCGCTCAAATGTATCCATGACCAACTGGCGAACCTTCTCTCTCGCGGTGTAATCGTCAGTGCAGACTAGCTCCGATAGCTCCTCCCATCGTTCTGCTTGCGCGGGCTGGGAAGTCCCGGACACTGCTGCCAAACCGTATTCCAGCTGCATGACCTTCTGTTCCGCAATGACTTGCTGAGCTTCCAGCTCGCGTGCCTTGCGGATAAATGCGAGAGGAGCTGCGCCACTGTCATCATCCAGAAGCGCCTCCGTGATCTTGCCGAGTTGCTTAGCGATTTTTTCTGCTGCTGCTCGGGCAATGACCAGCTGCTGGCGAATGCCTTGCCCATCGTCGCCCACTTGCAGCAAGCGCTGCAGGTTAAGCTGGTCTGAACAGAAGTTAAGCAGCGCACGTTCGATTGGTACGACGCTGCAGCTACCACTTGCTGAGCACCCCCCTCTCTTACTGTATGAGGTGCAGTGCAGGCGTCTATGACCATCGGAAAGACTGCCATCGGCGCGCCGGCGGTGCATGATGTTTTGAGCCACCAGCGCAGTGCCGCAGTAACCGCAGTAGGCCAGGCCGATGCCGGTGATGATCCCGGGGATCTCACCAGCTCCACGTCGTCGATGTCGTTGGCCAGCCAGATGCTGCAGTTCAGCCCACTCCATGTCGGAAAGGATTCGGGGGTAATACTCCTCGAGCATGTAAGCCTCGCCATCCACAGCCAGCCTCTTGGCTCCGCGCAGCGCTGGTAACTTGATGAGTCGGTAAACTTGTTGGCCTGATACACCCCAGCTTGAAAGCTCGTATCCCTCTTCGTGCATCAGTTTGGCTGCCCGCCCGGCACCGAGACCTTGCTGATACAACTCCAAAGCTCGACGAACAGCGCTGACGCGCTCAGGGATCAGTTCCCATCCCTGATCCGACCATTGCAACCATTGCGGGTCTTTACCATTACGGATCAATCCACGGAATGAGCCGGCGATCCAACCCTCACACTGTCGGCGGATCGCGGCTTTAACGCGTTTGCTCTTTGTGTCGGACTCTTCATGCGCTCGGATCATCACCAGGAGTGAATAGACCAGGTCCATTGGCTGAGCCTTAAGACTTGCCCGGTTATACTCGCGGCCATCGCTGGCAGTGACAACCGTAATACCTGCATTGATGATCTGGGCCAACTGAGCTTGGGCCTGAATAGGTTCTGCTCGACTCAAGCGATCCAGACCTTCAACAACCAGTACTGATCCACTGGCAATACGACCATCCTCAATTGCCCGAAGGAAAACGCCTAGAGCTCCTTGGGTAACGTGACGCTGGTGGTATGCAGATAAACCCTCATCTTTAAGCGTAAGCGAGGCATCTAACTCCAAACCCTGCTTTGCTGCCCATGTAGCAGCGTAGGCAAGTTGGCGGTCCGCACTACTGCCAGTTGCCTGACGAGGGTCAGAAAAACGAAGATAACTAAATACCTTGCCGAGACCGGAGTTCAT